CTGCACTGTCACCTGCGGCGCGGCAGACGGCTCGACGTTGATGATCGGCGACTCGACCGTCACCTGGGGCGATGCCTGCGGCGCGGAGGGGGCGGCGTGATAGTGCATTACAGGAGCAGGTTGTGGGGGAAGGTCCACATTGACGATCGGGGACACGTTCACCGGGGACTGCACCGTGAATTGCGGCGGCAGGGGGGGCAGGGGAGTCGGCAGGGGGGGCTGCGGGGGAAATTCCACGTTGATGATCGGTGACACATTCACCTGCGCCGGAGCTGGCGCTTGCACGGCCAATCCGGCGGCGGCTCTGAGCGATGCCAGGTCGATCTGCGGCGCTTGATGAATGTGAATGGCGGGAAGCTCCGGCCGCTCTCCCCCTCGCCCCCTCTCCCTTTCGCCCGCTCTCCTCACCAAACGGCGCTCTTCGGCGCTCATGCTGGTCGTCTGCCCGAACGGGCCGTAAGGATCGCTGTCGGGATAGAACCGGCTTTCCAGATCGATCTGTCCCGGCTGCGGGCCTGGGGGAAACGTCTTGGCCGTGTTCGGCACGCCGATATTTTCGGTCAGCGTCCTGGCGATCCATTTGTCGCAGACGTAGCTGGGATCGAAAATGAAATTGAACATCGTGCAGCGTGAACCATTGGCGAACGAGCAGGTGGCGCAGCTCGACACTTCATCGGGCGATTGGCGGTAATTCGGCACCGAGGGCGGGGGAACCTGCGGAAGCGGCCACGGTCCGCCGGCCACTTCATCGCGGGCCTGGCGATCGGCTGCCGATTGCACGTCGACCCCCCCTGCGGGACTGCCGCGCTGCTGCTGGAGGATGAAATCGCTGACGCCTTCCACCGTGCCCCCCCCGCCCGGCGCCGCACTGGCCGCGATGCGACCGCCCGCCTTGGCTGGCGTTTTGCCGTTCTTGCCCTTCCCATTGCCGTCCTGTCCTGAGCTTGTCGAAGGGTTGCCATTTCCGCCCGGAGGCTTGGGCGCGGGGGCCGCCGGCATGGCCACGTGCACGTGCACGCCCTGTCCACTTCCCCCTCCCGGCTTTGGCGCCGGTGTCGCCGCGGCTCCGTTTCCTCCGCCTCCCCCTCCCCCACTCTCCCCCTCTCCCCCTCCTCCTCCCGCCGGCACCGCCGGTTCCTCCACTCCGCCACCGATGACTTTCCCAGCTTTGTTGGTGACCGGATCGCCGGTGATCGTCCCGCCCGTCGGCGTCTGCACCGGCAGGAGCGGCTGGGTGTAATTCTTCTGCACCGGCAGACCGCCCTGTTGGAACATCGCTGACAGATCAAGCAGGTTGGCGCTGACGGCGTCGACCGTCCCCTGGCGATTCTCGATGGCCGCTTTGACCAATTCGCGGACGTTGTTCCGCTCGTCGTCGTTCTCCGGCAGCGTGAGTCCGCGGTTTTCGGCCAGGTTCTTCTCCTCGGCCAGCTTCTCGATGACGTGCGAATAGCGCCCGCCGCGCAACGCGACGATCTCCTCGCGGGTGATCAGGCGGTTCTTGAGCAGGATGACGAAGGCGTTGGCTTCCTTCTCGGGATCGATCCACGACTGACTGGGCGGGAGATAATCCGCTTCGACATAGCGAAAACGATCGGCGAGGAACTCGTCGGTTGAGAATCCCTCGATCCCGTCCAGCCGGCCTTCCATCACCGCCCAGTTGAAAAACAGTTCGTAGGCGGGCCGGACCATGGCGTCGATGAATAGTTGCTGCTCGGGCTCCTGTTCCTTGCGATCTTCCAGCATGTCCTGGCGGGCGGCGGAGTAGTTGGAGTCGTTGCGCCGCGCGATCTGGCCGTAGCTCTGGCCCAAAGCCGCGCCGATGCCGCGCACGGTCGTCTCCATGAACGGGTTGTATTGATTGCCCGGCGATTGCGGCACCAGGCTCTGGACCTTCTCACCCGGTACGGTTCGCGCGACCATGCCGGGGACGAAGTCGATTTCGTTCATCCCACTGGGCGTCTGGCCGCTGCCGTTGGTGGGCGGACCGAATGAGGTGGCGGGGCCGATGTTGTTGCCGGGCATCGGTTGCTCGATGATTAATCCGATGCAGCTTTCCATTTCCATGCGCCAGATCGAGGCCGTCTGAACGCGGGAGATATCGCGCATGTCGGCCATCACCGGGGACAGACCGGTCACGCCGCGGGTCTGCAAAACTCTTTCCTGATCGAAATAGTGAAACATCCGCTGCCGGGGAACGCGCTCGGAAAAGAATGCGTGCCGATATAAAACGTCGTTGGGGTTACGGGTGTAAATGTGGTATGCGAGCGGCGCCCCGTTCTCGTCCACTTCCACCCCGCCTCTGACTTCCCGTCCGGCATAGCTGAGAATGCGCAGGTCGAACTGTTCCGCCTCGAAGGCTTGCAAGCGCAGACCGACCGGTTGATTGCGATCGATGATCCCCTCGTTGAGCAAACCGGGGAACTTGTAGGACCACATCCACAGGTGCTCGCCGGCGATGAACTTGTCGGCCGCGGCCAGTCTTTGCATCTGGTTGAAGCTCTTGCGCCGCTCGATGTCGCAGTGCAGACACCAGCGGTGCCACAAGCGGGCCACCACCAGATTCAATTGCGTCAGCGGTTTGCCCTTGGGGTCTTTGGCGTGGGGGATGACTTGAATGCCCTTGCCGACGACGTTGCGGACGAAGGATTTCTTCGCCGACCGCGCCAGCCAGGAATCGCGATCGAGCTGCCGCGCCCGCCCGATCATCACCGGGGAATCGGGGATGTTGGCTAAATCTGCCGAGGCGTTGTTGGCCCGCCAGTCGGTGTTGCGGCGTCCGGTATCGGCGGCGGCGTGGATGGAGAGGGCGGCCTGTCCCTCGCGCATCCTTTTCTTGGTCGCCTGGAGGGCCATCACCTCGACCTGGGCGCGGAGCCGGCGGGCCTGCTTCTCGGCGGGCAGCTCCATCTCCGGCGCGGTGGCGCGGTTGATCGGGCGGTAGGGATTGCGGCGGGGCATTACAATGGAGACCGATGAAATTTCTTCACGCGATGATGACGTCGATGGCGCGGGCCGTCTGTCTGCTTTCGCTCGGGGTCTTGGCAGCAAAGGGAGATGCGCATACGACGCCGATGGGGAAGGAGGTCCTTCTGCTCGCGATCGCGTTGACTGCGGGAATCGGATGGATGGAGAGGCCGAGAAAAGATTAGCGGAGGGCGGCGAGTTGCTGATGACCGCCAAGGGGCTGCCCGACCTCGGTGCGCGAGTTGCTGAGATTTTCGTGCAGGATGACGAGCATCTTTTCCACGTCGTCGATCAGTTCCCTTTGCTCGCGGATCAAACGGGCCAGCGGCGCACGGCCTTCCGGTCGGATCGGCGAGGGATCGACGCCCTTTTGGCCTTCGCCGAACATGATCCCGCGCCAAGTGTCATGCACACCGCGAGCCTGGGAAGCCACGTGCATAAGTTGCTGGTTGTTCTCGAAAAGCATCTGGGCGACGTCATCAAGATTGAGGCCGTCCGGCTTGGCGGGTTGAAGTTGTCCGGCGAGTTGTTCAACGCGGTTCATGGGAAAATCCTTTGCCGTTTTCAGCGGCGGTTAGAATGCTGGTCGATGCCAAGATTGGGATTGAAAAAACTTCGCGCGAAGTGGATCAGCCGGGATTTCTCACACCTGCCGCGCCAGCAACAGGAGCGCATCCGCAGGGCGATCCGTCATGGAAGGGGAGTCGTCGTTTCAAACCGGTAGACGACCGTGAACATTGCGCAACTGCCTTCGATCGGACGCGCCTCGATCGACTGAATGCGCCAGTGGGGCGGACACTTGGGAATCCACGTCTGGCTGTTGATCTTCTCCACTTCCGTCTGCCAGTAGCGCAGGATTTCCGGCTGGGCTGTCGAGGGGCCGACGTTCTGGCCTTTGTGGATGACCAACGGGAGTTCACAGGTTCCGTTTGATGTCTACACCATCGTTGCTGGCGGCGAAGTCGATCGGCGGCAGCGCGATGGCGGCAGCGGCGGCGGCGAACAGTTTGCAGAAGGCGCGGCGGGTCATGATTTCCTCATCGGTCGATCCGTTCCCTCTCGAATCACCACGTTTTCCGGCGCAGGGGGCAGAGGCGGCAGCGGCAGCGGCATCGTTTGGACGTGACTTTCGCCGTGTACCCGTTCCCACCTTTGATGTCGATCAGGATCAAGCGGCGGTTCAACGTCAAATCTGTCGATGAATTCCGCGATCGCCGATTCGTCACCCTCCAGCGTCACACTATGCACGATGCTCAGAATTCGCCCGTCGTCATGGCGGAAGGTCTCGTTCAGCTTGATCTTCTTTTTCTTCCAGCTCATGCGGGCCATCGGGTTCCTTACGTCAGTTGCATTTTCAGATGCTCGCTCTGTTGCTTCTGCCAGCGCCTATATCGAAGCTGCGCCCGGAACAAGATCAACCAAGCGACCATTAATGCTGTGAGGGCGGGAATCCGGTATTGATTCTGGCTCGCCCACGCATATCCCATGTGAAATCGGAGCGCGTTCATGACGACGACAACCGACCAAAACATCGTGGAAGCGGGCCACAGTCGGGGCTGGCCATTCGGCAATGGGCCGAAATAGAACCGTCCCTTGAACCTCGCCCAGCGCGTGGGCTCCAGGGTGTAGCTCTGTTTGTGGCGGCCGAACCCCTCGATCTGGGCAGCGATGGAATTGATCGCGTGCAAATCCTGTGGCCTCAGACTGTCGAATGGGACGCCCAGCGCAGGCTTGTAGAACGCTTCCATGCCGGTCGAGAACGTCCCCAGATCATCGGTGACGACGGCGGCGGGCGCGGGATCGGGATGGAAGTCGCGGAGCGGCATATTCCGGTCCAGCGAGATTGCAGAATCCCAGATCAACTGATCGAACCGGGCGTCCACCGCGTTCTTCGCCTCAAGGGGCAACCTGTCAAAAAACCGCAATGCCTGCTCATCCGACGCTGCGGGATTGCAGCCGAACGCCACCAGCGCCGATTTGAACAGTGGATGCACGGTCACATTCTACTGCGCAATCCGCTTGCGCTTGCCGAAAAGATACCAGTCGCCGGTTTGGCGGTTCCGCTTCCAGCCCAGCGCTTTCAGGAGCGCCATGCCGCCGTCTTTCGAGCCCGTCCCCGTCTTCAAAATTCCGTAGCCGTCGAGCAGGCTTTTCATCATGAAGCTGGCGATCCCCATGCGGCGGTAAATCTTGGGGACGTAGATGTCGATCACCTCGCAGACAGCTTGCCGATAGGAGTTGCTTCCGAGACGAACCCAGACGCTTCCGACCGGGGCATCGCAGTTGACCGCGAAACAGGTTTGTAGAAGGACGCCGTTGCCGACCCAAGCCATCTCCAGACGCAGCGACTCAGGCTTCCACTTCTCCAGTTCCTTCGGCTTCGGCATTCGTCACTCCGGCAGCCGGTTATTGGCCGCCTGGAACATCCCGTTCTGCTCCCTCCACACCATGGCCCTTAATTGATCCATCCGGGTAATCAACTGGAGGATATTGATCTTGGTCACCTGGCGATGCCCCTGATCGGTCCCGATGGTGTAGGAGGCGATCCCCGAGGTGATGTAGTTCTGGTAGGCGGTTTCCAGAAGCGCTAGTTCAGTGGAGGGGTCGAGGGACATAGTCTTTACTCAGGTTGAGACTGCGCGTGTCGGATGCGCTTCTGGGCGATCTTGAAGTAGGCGAGTTCTCTTTCGATGCCGATGAACTTCATCCCTTCCAACACTGCCGCTTTTCCGGTCGAGCCCGAGCCCATGAAGCAGTCGAGCACCGTGCCGCCGGGCGGGGTGATGAGGCGGATGAGCCAGCGCATCAAGTCGGTGTTTTTGACCGTGGGGTGATGATTCGCTCGTGGCGGGATTTCTTTTCGCTCGCTGCCGTCGGGTCGATGCGTGTTCGTGTTCATCCCGTAGGGCTGGCCGTCGTCGCGTCGGACGTGTTTCTTCGGGGCGTCTTCCAATCCCTCGTTGCGGTCGCGCCGGCTGGCTTTGGCGCAGTAGAAGAAACGGGAAGCGCCACCGGAGTCGCCGTGTCGGTTCTGTGAATTCTCGACGCCGCCCAAGCCATTGCCGAAAACCTCGTTCAAATAGTTCGGCCCGCGTGGCGCTTGCACTCCAGCCGATCGCGTGACGCCGCTCTGCTCATTCAGCAGCCTCACCGGGCAGTCGGGGTGACAGTCGCCGTTACAGGAGGGATGATGGGATAAAACGAGGTTCGCCGGCCAGCGACCTTTGTCCATGCCGTTCAGGTACGGCGCGAGCGACGCCGGCCCATTCTCGAATTGCCCGTAAGCATGCCGCCCCTTGTTCTGGTCATGGCACAGGCGTTGCGCTGCTGCTGCTGCTGCTGCTGCTTTATCTCCGTTGGAGGCGAATCCGATCCTCGTCCCGTCGATATTCAGCGCCCCCGTTCCGTGCTTCAAGACGTTCCTGGCTACCGTCGATTCACTCAGGGGCTTACGACAGAGCCACCAGTCTTCCACGGCGGGTTTGAGGGCGGTGCCGAAGCCGTCATATTGCTTCGCGGCATCGGTGGCGGGCGCGGTAATCGGCGGATGCGATTGTTCTTTGCCCGGCTTGTCTCCGACCCAAATCGTTTTTCCGTCCTGATTCGGCCTCGCGTGCGGATTCTCTCTGATGAATTTCCGCTTCGCGCCGGCTTCGCGGTCGATCGCTTTCCCCACGGACAAACTTTTCGGGAAGCCCGTACCAAAGATGTGCGCAATTCTTTCGCGTACCTCAAACCCCGCGTCTTCAATCGCCATCCCCGTCCAGTGGCTCGTCCGCGGGATCGCCCACACCAGGGCATGACCGCCGGGCTTGAGCACCCGTAAGCATTCTTTCATCACTTCGGTCAGGAAGGCGATGAAGGCTTCACGGGGGCCTAAGTCATCCCAAGCCTTCCCCATGAACGAAATTCCCGCCGGCGGATCAGTCACGATGGCATCGACGCTGTCGGCGGCCAGCGTGCGTAGCACCTCCAGGCAATCGCCGCGGAACAGGCGCACGGTCTTGCCCTCGCCCCCTCTCCGCGTCCCCGTGTCGCCGCGTCTTCGCGTCTCTTTCACCTCAGCGCGGCCTGGGCCTAATCGGCGGGCGGGAATGCACCCAGTCAAATTTCTGTTTCTCCGGCTTGGGGTCATTGGCGACTTGGATGGGACGGGGCTCGGGATTGCCGGCCCCCAGATCGAAGGCGGCGGCGCACTGGAGGACTTCCGTGTCCCACATATGGTTCGCTGAGCCGCTGGTGACCTTCACCCACAGCTCTTTCCCCGTTTTCCGCTCGAGAACCTTGTGTTCCGACGCCATCTGGCTGATGTAGTCCTCGTCGATCCCCGAATTCACCGCCCATTTGCCCAGATCGGGATCGTGAATCAGCCGGTACAGCAGGTCTTTCGCCTTCTCGGTGTCGATGTTGAACAGGACGATGTCGTGGTTCTTCTGGTGACTCTTGCCCAGCAGCGTTGCCAGCGTCGTTGACGAGCCCTTGGTCGGCCGGATGCGCAGGCGATCGGATTGAGCGAATTGATAGACCTCCGACCAGCGCGGGCCGCCCGAGTCGATGAAAAGCACCTGCGGCGCGATGCCGTTCGGCCCGATTTGCCCCCCTGTCGCCCCCGCCCCCCCTGAAACGGAGGCGTTTTGGGCGTTTTGGACGAGATTTTGGCCGTTCTCGAGGGGAAAAACCTTGTTCAGACACCGCTGCCGCAGCTCCTCGAAAGAGTTGGCGATGCCGTGCTCGATCAGTTGGCTCCGGAACTCATAGCCCCAGGCCCGGACAACGTAGGGGAACCATCCATCTCGGGCAGTCGTCCCTTGCGTATCGGCACTGGCGACCAGCGCTCGAGCCCAGGCGGGAACGATGCCCGGCGGCGGGGCATTGAACGACTTTTCGCGGATGAAAGAGGGCGCTGTCTTGGCAACCTGCAACTCGAAGGGCTCGGCGAGCCACGAATTGCGGAAGTTCATCGTCTTGGCGGGGTCATGTTCGCAGCGAATGAACTCCGCGACGGCATCGGCGAAGCTGGGCCACGGTGAATACAGGCAGGAGATGTGGAACCCGACGCGCTTCGAGCGCGGGCGCTCTCCGATCAGCTTTCCCTCCAGCGTGACCGACTGACCCTCGCTGACCCACAGACCCTTGAGGAGCATGGCGGGTTTCCGCGAGTCCTCGATCCGCGCCTTGCACTTGCTGCACTCGTACCAGGCCAGCTTGTTGACCTGGATCTCATCGGCCAGACGTACCTTGTCGGGGATGTCCAGCTTGGGCCACTTGACCTGCGTGAAAACCAGCCGCTGAAACGTCCCGCAGAAGGGGCACGGAACTTCAAAATGGCGCCTGTCGCCGCTCGCTTCGTAGGATTTCCAGATCGCCCCTTCGCGATTGGTGGGGCTGGAGACTTTGAAGATGCGCTTGCGGTGCTGGTAGGTGAGCGTGCGCTGATAGGCCAGCGAGATCGGATCGGCTTCGCGCCCTGAGAAGGCGATGAACTTGTCCACCTCGTCAAAGAAACACGTAGCGTATTTGGCGTGCGGCGAGAGTGGACGGCGAGCCGGCCCAGCCGCCGAACAACGTCATCGAATCCAGGACGATCGTGTGAGTTTTGGTGTCCCACTTCCGGCTGCTCATGTGGCGCTTCAGCGCCGGGGAGCTTTCCAGGAGCGGCTTGATCTTTTCAGCGAAGACCTCCTTACAGGCTTGCTCGACGGGAAGGACCAGCAGCGCCGGGCCGGGGTCCTGATCGATGCAGAAGCCGATGACGTTGTGAAGCGCCAGGCTGACGCCGATCTGCGTGGCCTTGACGACGGTGATTTCTTCGATGCCCTCCTCGACCGCGGCGTCCATGATGCCGGCGAGATAGGGCGTTCTGTCATTGTTGAACGGGCCGGGCTCGGGACTGGTGCCGGGGGCGAGAACGCGATGGACGGCCGACCATTGGCTGGGGGTGAGCCGATCGGGCCAGCTCCAGGCGCGCTGCTCGGATTCGGACCAGTGCGCTTCCGCTGCCTCTGACTGCGGCGACGGATCAGGGACGGGTGAGACAGACGGCTCAATCACGATTGCCGGACACTGCGCATGTCGCTAGAGTATTGGCGTGATGGGCGCGACGCCGCTTGACAAGATGCTGACCGTCTCGGAAGTCGCCAGGGAATTGGATCGTTCCGTCGCCCGCGTGCGCCAGTTCATCGACTCGGGCGAGCTTCCCGCCCGGAAGGTGAATCCCCGCCTGTATCTGATCGATCCCGCCGATCTGGCCCGCTTCCGCAAACGCAAGCGCCCACCGGGCTGGAAGAAGGGCCGCAAGCGCGGGAAAGCCAGGGCGAAAACCCGACCGCGTTTATAGCCGTCACAACCGCCGCAACTCCCGTTACTTAGACGCTGAACAATTCTTCTCCGCAGGCGCTTTTCCGTTGAAATACCCTACGCACGTCGCTATAGTATTGATGTCAGAAGAAAGGAAACCAAAATGACAACGCAAATCGAGAAGTTCGCGGCAGAGGCAGCCGAATACAAAATTGGCGACAACGTTGAGATTCGCACCGGCGAACATGCGGGCGTGAAAGGTTCGATTTCGTCGGAGCCGAGAGGGTATCGCAACCAATTCTTGAACGTGTCGAAGGACGGCGTTTACGTCGCTTGCTTCCACGTCTCCGATCTGATTCGAGTCGACGCCTGATTCAAAACACGAAAGGAAAAAGGTGCTTTGATGCCCCTCACAATTAACGTCGGGCTTTCGCGTAAAGCCTCCGAAGATTATCAGTCAGCCGGCGTCTCCATCAACGTCACCGCCGAACTCGATCAATCCCTCCTGGAGCGTCCCGGTGAACTACAGGATCGCATCGGCGACCTCTACGCCCTGGCGCACGAGTCCATCGACAGACAGTCGGCCGCGATGCAGCCCCGTCTCCGCCGCAAGCGCCATCAGCGGATCGAATCTCAGAACGGCAACGGCAACGGCGGCAACGGCTCGGGCCATCAGCCGATGACCGACTCCCAGCGTCAGTTGATCCTGCTCCTGGCCAACGAGCACCACGTCGATCCCTATGAGAGCGCCCGCGACCACTTCGGGATCGAATTCCAGCAGATGACCCGGCGGCAGGCGTCGGTGGCGATCGATGATCTGAAAGCGGCGCTGCGCTGAAACGAGCGTTTCCTTTCGTGCGGGGGTGAGGCCAAATTGTGAACGTCCCCGGCCTCGCCCCTGCTTTTGCCTTTAACGGAGAGAAGTCATGTCAGAGAACAAACACACGCCGGGGCCGTGGATATGGCAATCGTTCGATGGCGGCGAGACGTTCTTTCTCGGCACGCCCGATCGCGGCCGGCTCATGGTCATGGACTTCGTTCGACAGGGATTCAACCGGGCGACGGCTCGATTCGCGATCCGCGAGGGCGACAAGGGCGGATTGATGAAAGCGGCAACGCTGGAGACGGTCGAATCGTTTCCAGATGCCCGATTGATCGCCGCCGCCCCCGAGCTTCTGGAAGCATGCAAATTGATGCATTGGGCGGGGATCGGGATCGCGCAGCACCAACCGACCGATCCGGTTGCGGCGGCCATCTGGGAACAACTCACCAACGCCATCAACGCCGCCCGTAGCGCGATCACCAAGGCAGAAGGAAAGACGCCATGACACATTTTAAATGCCCCGATTGCGGCAAGCCGTTGCATGAGGTTCGGCAGGCAGAATCCAGCCCGCTAAACCGCGAGCAATTCGACGCATCAAAGGCCGGAGACTTCTACTGCGAAACGTGCCCCGGCAACAGAGGTCGGACTCACTACCGCTACTTCTGGAAAAAAGAATTGCTCAACCAATGCACGCACGAAGATTTTGCGGCAGAAGTGGACGTGCATCGACTTGAGGACACAGGAAGATTTCAAGCCGACGTGCGGATCAACTGCCGGTGCTGCGGCCTCCCCTTTCGTTTCATCGGATTGCCTGCGGGACTCGACCTCAACGGCGCGGCCACGTCCGTTGATGCGACCGAGGGTCGATTCTCTATCGCTCCGAAAGGCGAAGTGGTCAGCATCCTCGAAGGCGGCGTGGTCGGATTCTCGGTTCGGAAAACAGAAGCAAACCCCACCGAAGGCTATCCCCCCGGCTGGCCCAAATGCCCCGGCTGCGGACGCCCGGCATTGGATGGTCACATTACCTGCGGAGACGTGCGCTGCTCAGAAGGCAGCCGGAGATAACCCATGAACCTCACCCTCAAGCCCCAGCAACAGAACACCGATGCGCTCCCCTGCGACATCCTGGTCGGCGGCAAGAAGATCGGCGACCTCAGACCCCATCGTGAAAGCGACGGCGCTCGCTGGCACGCGGCGATTAACCTCGAACGGGTTTACCTTCGCGGCTACCTCATCCAGGGCTTCGGCCCGACGCAAGAGGCTGCGATCGCCGACGCCATCGAGAACGGGAAATGGACGGCGCTGGAACAGCTCAGCCTCGTCGAGGAGCTGGCCGCCAGCGTCGGGCATCAATTCAAAGAATCTCCCATCGGCGAATGGACGATCGGCGTGCGGCCCGTCACCGCGTCAATCCGGGCCGAGGGCCAATGACCTTCACCCCCAAACAGCCCGTGTTCATTGCGGAGTACGGACGTGGCGCACGCCCGGCCCATGTGCTGCGCTCTTATCAGCAGGAGGGACGGGAGCGGGTGGTGGTGAGCTTCGATGACGATCAGCGCTGTGTCCCGCGCGACTGCTTTGCCGAATCCGTGTTTGTCAGCAAGGCCGAAGCGCAGAAAGCGAGTCAGTGATGGCCACCCTCTGGAAAACCGATGGCACTTCGCAAGTCGTCACACCGAAGCAGGGAACAGAATTCACCCTCGCGGAGTTGAAGGCATTCGTCGGCGGCTATATCGAGATCGTCCGGCTCGACGAGGGGTCCCTGATGGTCGTGAACGAATCCGGGCTCTTGGAAAATCTCCCTCTCAACAACATGGGCACGCAGCTTTATCGCCAGATGGCGTTCCGCAACACGGGGCGGCGCTGTGATGATCCGGTGGTCGGCGACGTGCTGGTCTGCTCCAGAACGGAAGTGACGTGATGCCCCTCCCCATCAAAATCGAATCCATCGAATCCGCCAAGGCCCGGTTCCCTCGCGCCATCGAAAAATGCTGGGACGCGGAGACGATCAAAGAGGACCAGGCCACCGGCAGCGACGACCGCCCCGGCAAACACCGCGAGCACGTCTTCGACCTGGAGCGCCATCCGGGAACGTCCTATCGCCTGATCGTTTCCCGCGAGCGCATCGGGCTGGTGGAAAAGCTGCACGTCTCCTGTTCGCAGATCGAAGGGGCCATGCCCGCGACACTGGCGCTGGCCAACGTCGGCGTCCTCTTGTCGGCGATCAGCAACCTCGAATTAGGCGGAAGCGAAGTTCATTTCAGCCAAGGCGGCGTGGCCCACATGCTGTTCGACTGGCCCCTGCCGCAGAGGAAATGATTCATGCCCGATGGCACCTTCCAATACCTCGCCAAGCCCGGACCCTTCAAGCGGAGGAGCTACGCCGACAACCAGGCCCTCGCCATCCCCAAGGTCGGCGTCAGACTCAAAGACCCCGCCGGCATCAAACGCTACAAGCGCCCGGTGTGTGAGCTCTGCGGGTTTGCCCCGTTCGATCCGACGCGCATTCACGGCCACCATTTAATCACAAGAGCAGCCGGCGGAAGCGACGAGGTGAGCACGAATATCGTCTACGTCTGCATCCCCTGTCACCGGGACATTCACGACGGCCATGTCGAGAAATCCCGACTGGAGAAGATCATCAGCGCCCGCCTGGGAGTCGCCATCGTCATCGACGAATTGAACGTCAACCCGCCGCAGAAGACCATCCGGCTGCCGGGAACGCCGGCGCGGCTGGAAACGTCTGAGTGCTGTTCGTGCGGCGACCTGTTCGAGGGGGAAGCGGGAGAATTCTACTGTGTCGAGTGCCGGGGGAAACATGAGCGGAGATAGATCATGACCAAGCGGAAGTCCAAATCAGCATCCGATGCCCTCTCTGGCGTACATATTTTTCTTGAAGGGTTGGACAAGATCGCGCCGTCTGATCTAAGGGCAGCGATGGTGACTGCAATCCTTCGCGCCCGGGCACTCCAGAAGGAAACTCCGGTTGCCGAAAAGGAACTCCTCCAACTCCTCGACCTTCTTCACATCGAACTATTTCGTTTCAGGCAATTCGCGGCGTTCCTGAAAGGCCGCATCGCTCCGGGCCTCCAGTTTGGAGAATTTACGTGGGTGGAAAACATTGACCCAACGAAACAAGGCGCTCGGAGAAAAAAACGATGAACTTCACCATCAACGGCCAGATCCAACTGGACAAGCAAACCTTCTACCGCATCGACGACCTGGATTCAGGATTGACGGGAATCGACTTCCTCCGGCACCCGGCGGCGCTGGTTCAGGATCGACAACTGGCCGAGCGGATCGTCAAGCTGCTCAACGCGGACGAGAAGGAACGGAGCAAGCCGGGGTAATCAAGCCGCGTGCCCGGCGAACCGGTCGCAGATGCCCTTGTGAAACTGGCGGATCGCTGCCTCCCGTTCCACGTCGTTCGTGCAGGGCGCCAGCATCGCCATCAGCCGCGGCGTGTTCATCAGCTCATTCCGCACCGCCATCACCTTCTTCACGTTCTCCCGCTCCACCTCGTCACGCGACACCATGGCCTGCGTCTCGATCTGATACTCCAGCTCCATCTTGGCCAGCTTGGCGCCGAGCAGCTTGAGCTTGACGTCCCGCTCAGGGGTCAGCTTGGTTTCGCCCGCCGGCCCCACCGCATTCAGCTCGCACCAGGCTTTGACCTCCGCGACCGGATAAGGCGGCTTGAACGGCCAGTCGTCCCGCTTGGCCAGCTTCTCCAGGGCCGTGTGACTTTTACCTAAAGCTGCGGCGAGCTGGCGCAGGCTCTCGATCGGCTGGCGCAGGCCCTTGGCCTTCTTGGGCTTGCGCTTGGCCGCGCTGGCAACCCTGGCAACCCTTTTTTTTGCAACCAACATTTATAAATCGTTCGACGCCGCCGCAATCGCGGATACCCGACCCCCCGCGCCAGTACCTTACGCTTTTTTAATGCAGCGGAAACGGGTTACTCGACTGGTCGATGGGAAGGAATAGAGGTTGGATTTCCGGCAATCCAATTGGTTCCCATTGGCATGGCATATCTCATCGCTGGCGCCGTGTGCTTATGCCGTCACGTTGGGAAGGACATCCATCAGGCCAGTCACCAACGTCGCACGATCGCTGCCATTGGTCGCTACCACGTCGAAGTTATAGCCTTTGTTACCCACACCTATGGCCAATCCCGTCGTCAGGCTGCTGGCCAGCTCCACCTGCACCTGCTGCCCCGCCCCGGTGGCCACGTTGACCGCCCCGGTTGTGGTGATCGTCGCTGTCCCGGCGCTGATGTTGGATGTCGTCTTGGTCGCTGTGAAGGTAATGGTCCAACCTGCCAGGGTGAGCGGCCAGTTGTTGCCCGGCTGAATCGTGAACAATAACGCACGCCCATCTGCTGCCAGATAGGCATCCTTCTCGACAATGCGGATCGAGCCCACACCCACCGGGCTCTGGACGATGACGGTCTGGCCAGACAGGGCGTTGATGAGGTTCGCCTGGAGCTTGGATACCTCACCCAGATAGATGACCAGCTCACCTGCGGTTCCCCCGACGGTGGCGCTGACGATGATCTCGCAATCGTCGCCGTCGAGGTAGGTGCCGGGAAGGGTGCCCGAGGCGGTGTAGTCTCCGGCGCCGTTGTTGGTGATGGTGACGGTGACGGTTGCGTCTGTGGCGCCGTTGTGGCGCAAGAGCGCTGTTGGCGGAACGTCCGCGTTTTGCTTCACCCCCGCTGTGGTTTGCGTGATGAACGAGCGCTGGAAGTTGCCGCCGGGCGAGTAAGGCATGATCGCGACTCGATTGCTTCAACCACGCGATTTACTTCGCCACTTTGCGGAACCGAATCCCCAGCAGCAGCGCCGCGGCCAGCAACAGCGCCATCGGCGGCTCCGGCACGGACTGACTCGACTCCGAAACCCCGGTCAGCTCCAGCGACATTAGGGCTGGACCGTAGGGTCGATTCCAAGAACGCACAGTCCAGCGTTCGTCAGCCCGTAGCTCGTCGCTGTCTTCGTGCTGTTGTTGGTGATCGTCTGGCCGGTCTGCCCCTGCGCCGTGTTGGACAAGGCATCGGTGAGATTGCTAGAAGTAAGCACGTCCAGAACGACGGTCGTTCCTGAAGTAACGAGCGTGTCGAGCGTGACCGTCAACGTCGAGCCGCTGATCGTAGCTGAGGCGATGTGGTAGAGAATCGCATCCGCGCCAGAGGAGGTAAATCCGCAGTCCCGTGACGCCGCTCGCCGGACCATACCCCGTACCCGTCACGCCACTGGTTAGGAGCGGAAACGTAGCGACCTTGCCGCCTGCGGAGAGTGTGCCCGGACCTGCTGTGATTACTGCTGCCATGTCTTATCGCTTACTTGGCCCCGGCACGATGCGGGGGAGGGGATCACCGCACCAGGTTCCCGCCCTTGTCCCAATCCACATTCACGGTCGGCCCCACCATGATCGGCTGCTGTCCGGCGGCGGTGGCGGAGGGGGTCAGGGTTGAGGGATCAAGCCAGCGGTCCGAAGACGTTGTTGCAATTCGGTCCAAAAACCCCAGTACGATAAGAGACCACCGGGAAGACCAATCCCCCAGGCGTCACATGAGGCCCGATCCACACCGGGGCAAAGAACATGGGCCAAGCGCCCGAAGGCAAGGTCAGTCCCGGCATGGCACCGGGGAATTCAAAGGCCCATTGCGTCAGAACCGGCGAACCGGACAACGCCCCGATCGGCGCTTGCGTCTCGCCCGACTGACATTCCACCGGCAAGCGCGGGGCGGCATTGAGGCGATGAGGAGCTGAGCCAAACCAGCGATCGACACTGGTGGACTCGACGTTGGGCCAGACGGGATAGGTGATAAGAGACGCGGGGACGCCGGGACGCGGAGACGCGGGGAAAACCGGCTGCTGGAAGTTCCACTGTGCAAGCGTTATCGCCGATTGTTCAAGCGCGCCAGCCAGCGGCGCAACTTCGCCCGACTGACATTCCACCGGCAATCGGGTGGGCTGAATGCTCGATGACGGCTGAACCCCGCGCCAGCCCAGGGCATCCACCACCGGTAAGGCTTCGATCGCGCCAGTCTGAACCTCCGCGGGTAAACGGGTTCTGGAATAGTTGATTGATGGACTTGATCCCTGCCAGCCATCGATCGAGGCGCTTGGCGGCGTTCCCAGCGTCGGCAGAAACAGCGAAGGGGCGCACGCTGCCGGCAACCTCGCGGCGGGCGGTGCGATTGGATCTTGAAATCCCCACTGCGCTACCGTAGCCGTCGATCCAGACAGCGCCCCAGATAGTGGAGCAATTGATCCCGTCTGACATTCAACCGGTAATCGCGGCGGCAGCCAGATGGGCGGGCTGACGAACGGACAAAGCGAGCGCTCAAGACCTGATTCACTGAGCGGTGAGAACGTCGCCGGGGCAACGGCAGCGCCCCAGGTGTTGATCTTCGGCAGAAGCGGCGGAGCGACCGGCTGACTCGATGCCCATTGCCCGATGGCCAGGGCGGCCAGCCAGTTGCCGGGATGAAGCGGCGCTGACAGTCCCGTCTGCGCTTCGATCGGTCCCGGAATGAATCGCGGTAGAACGGCGGGTGAATGTCCCAGCCAGCGATCGACCGTCGTAATCAGCGCCGCCCATTGAACCGCCGTCGCGCCGGTCTGACATTCGATGGGGAGCCGCGGGAAGGGATTGAGCCGATCGGGCTTTGATCCCAGCCATTTGTCGATGCGCCAGCTCTCGGCGCTTTCGGAGAGCGGCTCCGACAGCCAGGGGATTGCCGACGTCGGAATCCGGGCCGGGGGAATCAGCCAGTGCGGACCGTAGCCGATCCATTTATCGACGCGGACCGATTCACCGAGTTCGCTGAGCGGCTCGGCGAGGGACTGGTATTGGAAGCGGAGGGGCATGCTGGCGGAGGAGTGGGAGAGGGGGCGAGGGGGAGAGGGGGAGACAGCCTACTGAGGCAGTTCCGGTTTGCCGGCCTCGATGCGCTCAAGGCGTTTTTCCCAAGGATTGCAGGCCATGCACTCGTCGCTGCCGCAGGTCGGTCCCATGCATTTGGTGCAGAAGCCGCGGCGCTTGCCACTGCCTCTCACGACTACCCAAACCGCCTGACAGTGACAGCACCTCAGACAATCCTTGACGATCGTGCCGGCGTCGGGGTCGGTGACGATGATCGTGCCGTGGGGTTTGAGGACTGAATGGTCGGGCATATATTCAACCTCGCGTGAGACAGTTCCGGACCAGCCGCAAGGTGGTGGTGGGGCAGGCGCAGCGCCGTCGCGAAGCGCCGTGGATCAAGATCGGCCGCAAGGTCAATCGCGGACACCCGCCCAAGAAGGAACGCAACCGCTAATCGCGCCGACCGATCAGGCCGAAGTGCATCGCGTGCTCGTTGGCGGCGACGAAAATCTCGGTGACGTGATTCAGCTCGTTGCCGGGCATCGGCACATATCGAAAGTTGGAGCCGAGGGCGATGACAAACTGGGCGATGACGCGCGGGTCACCGGGCGACAGTGGCGTGAGCGTGGGCTCGACCCGTTCAATGTCGTTTCCGGGGACGATCAAATCTTGCGGCTGGGGACGCCAGGGCAACAGGATGCGCGATAGAGCGCTGGCACCGGCTGCGCCCAGAATGGTTCTGCGGGTCGGAAGCATGTTGGCAAAAACGACGGCCGACAAGGATTGATGAGACACCTTTTAGCATGTAGTCCCATCGGGCATTCGGTCGTCAATCCGGATCGTACCAGAAAACCCACTGCGGATAGAGCCCGCAATGGATTTCGTCTTCGCTGTCTCCAGGGGATTTCAGTGCGTGTTGATCGCCGGCGTGATCTGCGCCGGGTCGAGGGGCGCATCCGTCGTGGAGATCGGATGCAGATCGAACCATTTGCCTTCATCACCGGGGATTTTCACCAGGCCATCGGACTCGACGCGCATGATCCCGCCCAGGCGCGCCTGCTGCTCAGGGGTGATCGATTCCGGCTTGACGCGCACGCTGGCGATCGGCCATTTGCTCACGTCGGCCAGTTCCTGCGTCTTGTCTCCGACGACGGAGCGGACCAGGACGATGAACCGCGCGTCCGAGCCGTGCTGGTCGGTGAACAGGTAGATGCGCTGCTGGACTTGCGCCGGCCCGTTTTCGATCGTGTGTTCGGAGAGACCTTTGAACTGAAATCTCATGATCGTTTTCGTCGCGGTCGTTTCTTCCCAGGGATCGTCCGGATCGTGTCGAGGTCGTCGTTGATGTCCCGTTTTCGCATCTGCGACTTGTCGACGACTTGGGTGATCTGAATCTGGAATCGCTTGTTTTCGTCGCCGATGAACGTCGCCTTTCCATCGGCTCCGATGAGCAAACGCCGGCCGCCGCGATTCACTTCTGTCGCGCCGATTTCGCCGGCCTCGCACGGGACGGTGGGTTCAGGGCAGCCCGGACCGATGCTCTCCGGCTCCAAAACGATCCGGATGTCAGAGCCATGTTCATCCTGAAAGAGTAAAACGCGCTGCATCCCACCATTGGCAGGATGCTCTCGTGCGCTAATCAATGTGCAGGTGATCGTCATATGAACGCAAGTTTATCATGAGTCGTCGATCACAACTTGGAGCCGCGAAGAAACCGGTGGGGCCAGACGCAGCTTGAATCTCAGTCCACAGTTGCAACTGAAATCCTCGCCGTCAATGTCCGCCGCAATGCGCATCGGAACGTCGTCAACGTTGTAGCGGCGGAGTACGCAATCACCCGACTTCGATTGGAATTCGCAATCCGCTCCGCAGCGCGGGCATTTCACGATCACCGAATCAAACAGGCCCATGAGGCAAGTCTATCATCGACGCGCCTTTGTTTCATGAGCCAAACCAAGGGCCGTTCGCCGTTCTCCAGCGACACCATGCGGCGCGACGATTATATGGGACACCAATCACTCATACCAGACGATCGTGCCGTCCTCGATCAGCGCCGTGGTGGCGCTGACCAGATACAGGCCGATGCCGTTGGAGGCGGTGGCGGGCGAGACCAGTTCCGCGCCCGGCGTGGCCACCCAGCGGAAGGTCGCGCGCTGGTTGAGTGAGATTTTGCTCAACAGACCCACAGTATAACCCGGTTCGCCCGAGTGGGCGGCGCCGGCGGTGGCCACGGCCGCAATATCACCGGGGTCCAAAGGCGTGGGCGTGGGCGAGGAGCCGGCGGTGCCGACGGTGGTGAAGCGCGAGACCGAGAGCTGCATCGCCTGATCGGCCGGGGTGGCCGAGGAGCCGACCACCAGGTCGAACAGGCGCGGGCGCACGGAGGTGGACCCGATCACGTTGACCAGCGTGTGGTTCGAGGAGGCGCTGGCGTTGGAGCCGGAGACGGAATAAGCCTTCATGGCAAAACCTCAAAGTAAAAAAGGGGGAGGGGACGATTTGAATGCGGGGGAGGAGAAGATCAATATCCGGCGACGGACATGGGCTCGAAGACCATCGATTGGATGCTCGTGACCGAGATGGCCAGGGCCTGGCTCTGCATCGCGCCCATGTCCAGATAGTCCGTACCGGTTCCTGGCAGGGCGCCGGGGATTCGCGCCGCGCGGCAGGCGGCGCCCTGGCCGCTCTGGCTGTTCAAGCTGAAATCGTTCGCCGCGGCGTTGTTGTACGGCAGCCCGGTCAGGGTGATGTCCAAACCCGAGCTGGCCCCGGTCGAGGTGCTTCGGGCGCCGGAGGTGTTGTTGTAATAGGCGTTGTTGTCCCAGGTGCGATAGGGGCCGCCGGGGAACAAAGTCGCGGTCGAGAAGTTCATCCCATAACGGCCGTTGCTGGTGATGATGTTGCCGCGATAGTTCACGCCGATGGCGTAAACCTGGGTGTAATTGATGCCGTCGCGCCCGTTGCCGTGGATGGTGCAGTCGAGGACCGCCGAACCATAGCTGGTCTGTATTCCATCGGAACTCGCCCCGGTGTTGTTGGTGATCCGGCAGCGCTGGATGATCCAGTTCAGATTGGCCACGATGCCGACGCAGGGATTATCGTGGACCCAACAGCGGTCGACCATGACTGCACTTGTTCCACCGGTGATGCCTGCGGTTGCTCCGGATTCTCCAGCCGTGACTTCGCACTGGCGACAGGTCGCAAGTGGGCCGGAAGGGACGTTCAGATTGATGCCGTACTGTTTGAAGTTGATGACCTTGCAGTAGGCCACCTCGGCCGGGTAGGTCATCGCATAGGTGATCCCGATGTTGGCGACGTTGTTGCAGTCGATGATGAGGTTTTCGATCGTGTAGGCCCAGCAACTGGCGCCCAGAGAAAGAACCGTCGTGCAGGTCGACGAGGCTTGAAGGGTCGGACGCCCGTTGTCGCCGCGGGTGCTGGTGTAGCCGATGAAGCGGGCCGGGCTCAGACCCGCGCCGCCCCCGGCAAAGACGATGTTCGACGCGACGTTGATCGTGCCGGCCGCCCCGCGCAAATAGATCAGCCAGCCGTCGATGAGGGTGGAGGGCAGCGCGGTGATGGAAGCGAGTGCGCCGCCGACCTTAATCGAAGCCGCTGTCCAGCTTGGGGCCGAGTCCACCGTGACGATCGTCGAAGACGTATAGGCGGTGATCTGTTTCCAGGTCGTTCCATCGGTGATGAGGTTGCCGACCATCGCCGGGGTGAAGATCGCGGTGGTCGCGGTGACGGTCGACGCGGCCGAAGTCACCGTTCCGCTGGCGACGGCTGCGGCCTGCTGTGAATAATCCGTGCCGCCCAGGGTAATGTCGAAGCCGCCGCCGTTGGCGTTGTTGCCATCGGCGCGAATCTCCCAGATCGTCGTCGCGGTGATGGACATTTGAAAGACAGGAGACGCGGGGACGCGGGGACGCGAAGACGCGGAAAAAATCGGGGCGCGTTCTTATCTCCGCGTCGCCGCGTCACCGTGTCTCCGCGTCTTTTTTACCTCGGGCTGCCGTTCACCTGCATCGCATCCACGATCGCCTTGACCGTGGCTCCGACTCCCGTCACCAGCGTCACCGTCGCCGCGGTATTGAGCTGGTCGAGCGCCGCCTTGAGATTGACGACCTGCGTCCCGGTGATGGGAATGCGGCCGTCCTGATTGCCCTCGTTGTTGCCGGCGCCGTCGGAGGTGATGAGGGCGGCGATGCCCTGGGCCGCATAGTCGGCTTCGTAGGCCGTGATTGCGTAGATGAGCTGGTCGATCTTGTCGCAGAGCGGGCGGACGCGCTGGTCGGCCCACTGATTGAGTTGCACGTTGCTTGATGCAGCCATTCTCTGCCTCGATTCAAGGACTTACGGGTGTTAGGGGGAGCGCGATTCCGGCACCGACCGGTCAAGGAATGGTCGGCGCCGACGGCGCTTTTAACTGCCGCAGGGGCGTGCGTTTACAGATGCCTTCAATGACGGAAATGTGCCATTTACGGCCGTTTTTAGCGGGAATTCCCTCATTTTCGAGGGTGGCGGCGATCTGCCGAAAGAGCTTTCCGGCCGCCCGCATGGCAAGAATCCGATCGATGACCGCCTGCTCGGCCGGCACGATATCGAGCCCGATTCCATCCGCTGCCAGGCTCCAGCCGTAGGGGATCATCCCCACCCGCTTGTTCTGTGAGCGCATGTGCTGGAGGGCGGCACTGGTTCTTTCCGAGATGATTTCGCGCTCGAATTCGGCCAGCACGGCGAGCATCCTAAACAGCATGCGGCCGGCGGCGGAAGTCGTATCCAGGTTTTCCGACAGGCTGACCAGATCGGCGCCGGCTTTGTCCAATCGTTCGCCGATCAGGATGGTGTCGCGCGTCGAGCGGGCCAGACGCGAGAGCGAATAGACGATCAGCGTTCCCTTGCATTTGCAGACCTGCTCGAGCGCCTTCTGGAGATTGGGCCGGTTGTCCTGGCGTTTGCCGGAGATCGCATCGACGAAAAGCGGCCGCAGCTCGTGATCGTGGGCGATGGCCCAGGCGGCGATCTTGGCCTGCTGCGCTTCGAGGCTCACGCCTTCGACGGCCTGTCCTGCGGTGGAGACGCGGGCGTAGCCGATGGCCACGCGCGCGACCGGCGCTTTCATGCCGTCACAGCGCCGACGTTGTTGGCCAGGGTCGCTTTTCCGTAGCAGTAATGCACGTCGATGACGCCCGTGACGCCCGGTCCGGGAACGATCCGGTTGTTGGTGATGATGTGGCCGACCGGAGTCGCAACGTGCGTGGTATCCGCGTAGATTCCGCCAGCAATGTTGTCGTCGATCAAGCCCGAGTCGGCTCCGCCCTGCACCATCAACTGTGTCGAAGGCGCGATGGTCTTATGGATGACCGCCCGCAATGCGTCGCTGACGATCCCGTAGGTGATGCCGCTGCCCAGGGTGTTGTGCAGGAAGTTCAGATCGTGCGTGCCCCCTCCGACTCCCTGCGCGTTCAGCGTGCATTGCGAGGTGAAACCCCACAGACAATTGGCCGCGTAATTGTGATCGATGGTCAGATCGTGGCAGATGCCCGGAGCGTCGCCCAGGTTTGGTTCGATGTCCAAGGCCGCGTTGGGGCCGGTGCCGTTGATGGCATTGAAGAATCGGTTGTGGTCGAAGCGGACGAAGGCGGCGCCGATGGCGGAGATCAGGTTGCGCCACGCCCCGTCCAGATAGCAGCCGGTGATGCGCCCATGGATGCAGGCGGTGGCGGCGTTGGTCGGGTCGGTGGCGGCCAGGCGGATCGAATCGGCTGGCGAGTCTAGCAGATTGCAATCTCGAATCAGGAAATGCTGACAGCCCAACAATCGCAGCGCCACCGGATCGCAGTTGGGGGCGTTGCCTCTTTTCATGCGGTTCTGGTCGATGGCCAGATCGCCGACATACAGCCCGTCGCAGCCGACAAACTGAAAGACATCCCCGGCGGCGGCGGCGACTTCAAAGGTGTCGGCGCATCTGAGGATCGCCCCGTTGCCTTCCAGCCAGACGGTCCCGCTGTTCACAACAATATGGGAGGCGATGTTGTAAACCTGTCCCGGATTGAGGGAGACCTTTCCGCCCTTGAGCAGAGCAGCTTGGATGGCGGGGGCGTCGTCGGTCATTTGAAGGAAAGAGACATGGGGACGCGGAGACGCGGGGACGCGGAGATGCATCAAGCCTTCGCGGCGGGCGCGGCAGCGGGAACGGGCGGCGTCACGGGTGCCTGCGCGGCGGTGACGAGGGCGGCCATGGCGGTCTGGAGCTGGGTGGCGCTGGCCGCCGTCTGCGCGGAGTTTGCCGAAACGGTGTTGAGCGCTGCCAGATCGGACGCGGAGAGCGCAGGATTGGCGGCAAGCTGCGCTTGGAGGGCTTGGATCTGCGCATCGAGGGAAGTCACGTCGGTGGTGACGGCGGTGACCCCGGTGGCGGTGGAATTGATCGCACTTTGGATGGTGGCGAAGTTGGCGTTGACGGCGGCGGCAAAATCGGTGATTTGGGACATCAGTTTCTCCAAAAGGGTGGTGTGGTAGTTGAGAAGCGTGGTATGCGCGTCGAGCAGCGTGGTGTGCTGGTCGAGCAGCGTCGTGTGTTGCTGGAGCAGCGAATAAATCTGGGCGTTGCTGATCGACATATCAGGTGATCTCGCCCTGGTGGATGTGGCCGTGCCAGCACGAGGGATCGCCGACGTCGACGCTGGGACTGAGGGTCAGGTCGGCCAGTCCGGTTCCGCCGACGTTCCAGCGCGGATGCCGGCTTTTGTCGCCCTTGGATGTCGGACCGAAGTCGGGTGGCAGGGCGATTCCGCAGGGCGGGTTGGCGAAACAGACCATGACCCCGTGGGGCCGGCCGTGGTTGAGGCTCAGGTCGAGCGGGAACTTGAGCGCGCCGTCTTTGTCGAGGGCGCCGTAGCCGCAGGGACACCAGAGGAACAGACCCTGCGCTTCGGAGAACAGCGTCGGCGTGCCATCGGGATGATGGAGGCGACAGCTCCCGTCGGGCTGGGCGCCGTAGAAGAAGGCGGCATCAAACCAGGGATCGGTGAGTTTCACGTTCATCCGATCAATTCGCCGTTGTGGATCGTCCAGTGACAATCACCTTGCCAAATCGCTGGCGCGAGGCAGAGCCAATCGAAATCTTCCGCGTCCGTCGTTCGCTGCCAGAGCGGTTGCCCGGAGAGCGCAGGCGAATTGTCCATTGCTTCGGCGCTGTCGGCGCGAACGGGCGTCGGGCCGATGACCGGGCGAAATTCAACCGCGTGCATGCGCTGGCATTTGGGGCAGCGAAAGGCGATTCCGCGTTTCCAGATTTGGCCATCACTGGGTAATAATATATTTGACAAATCAAGCGGTTTGCCCTAGGATATGGGCATGAACAAGGGAAAGAACGTTCAAGTCCCGAAGACTTTGATTGAAGCCGTCGTCTACTTCTCCGACTTGGAGAACGCCCGTCTCACCTTTGAAAAGATGCGCTGGCCCAACGGCGTCTGTTGCCCGCGCTGCGGGTCCGTCGCCGTTCGCTATCTCCCGAAATATCGGCGCTGGCAGTGCAGCAGTTCTCACCCGCGCCGCCAGTTCACGGTCAAGATTGGAACGATCATGGAGGACAGCCCTCTCGGCTTGGACAAGTGGGCAGCCGGCTTCTGGCTTGAGGTCAACGCGAAGAATTCAATCAGCAGCTACGAAATCCATCGGGCTCTCGGCATCACGCAAAAGTCCGCGTGGTTCATGCTCCATCGCATCCGGCTTGCGGTGCAATCCGGTTCGCTGGTCAAGCTTGGCGGTCCGAACGGCCCGGCGGTCGAAGTCGATGAAACCTATATCGGCGGACTCGCCCGCAACATGCACAAGGCGCGTCGCGAGCGGGTCATCACCAGCAACGGCGTCGCCGGTAAGACTGCCGTCATGGGTCTGCTGGAGCGCCATGGACCGGGCGGAATCAGCAAGGTCCGCACGTTCGTCATTGATGATCGGTTCTCCCGCACGCTTCATCCGATCATCCACAAGCACGTTGAGCCGGGCACGCCGATCATGACCGATACGCTTGCCGGGTATCAGGGACTCGAATCGACGTTCGTTCACGCGGTCGTCAATCACGCGGAAAAATACGTTGACGGGATCGTTCACACGAACGGCCTCGAAAATTTCTGGACGCTGTTCAAGCGATGCATTAAGGGAACCCATGTATCTGTCGAGCCGTTCCATCTGTTCCGCTATCTGGACGCGGAAGGATTCCGCTTCAACAACCGCGACGTGAAGGACCGGGATCGTTTCCTCATGGCGCTTCAGGGCATGACCGGCAAGCGGCTGACATACAAGCAGCTCACGGCCACACTGGAGGGAGCCCCGGAAGCGGCAACGGCGGGGCAAGCGGCCATAGCACCTTGGAATTGAAATACCGTCGCCCGGCTAGGGAATCAAAGGTGCCCGAATCGTGCGAACGCGAACAATGGCTGCGATGGGAATCGTCATATCTCCGCAGCCCTGTTTCACGCCCATGCGCGCGTTGCGCCCGATATGGGGAACGATGACGACGCTGCGCTTGCTCAATCGCGACACCCACCCCAGCGAGCGGCACAGCATCGTCTCCGGTTCTCCGCCGTCCACCATGTCCTGCCAAGACGACGAACATCCGTAGGAGTCTTCCCACTCCACGAATACCGACTGTCCGACCTTCAACCGATTACTTCTTTTTGCCGCCACCGTGTCTTTTGGCTTGGGCAAGGTCGGAGGCCGCGACGCTTTTCACGCTGGCAGGCGTCTTCGGTTTTTGGAGAAGTCTGCCTGCTTTGCTGGCGTCAGTTTTGGATGTTGCCATGTTCTCTCCGAAAGTTTGCGCAATCGTCGCGCGCTCGTAGCGACTGGTCAAGCGGATAATGATGTTACAATAATCGGCATGAGCAGCAGCCCAAAGGATCACCCGGCGGCGCACTTCGAGGTTGAGGACGCGGCGCAGGCATATCAGAAATTCGAGGACTTCACACGCCGGATTCTGGCGGTGCCGAAAACGGAAATCGACCGCAGGATGGCGCAGGAAAAGGCGGCGAAGAAAAAACGCCGCAAGCATTCCTGAGCCGATCAGGACCGCAGCATCCACTGCGCCATTTCGATAAACTTGCCAGCGTCCAAATAAAAATTCGGATACGCGCGTCGCATATCCTCAAAGCGATCCACCGAGACGAGCACCAACTGAATCTCTGGATTGGATTCCGTCGCTCTCTCACGGAGCGCGTAGGATTCTTCGGCCCTAGGTATTTCATCGCTCCGGAAGTGCGAAACCGTCAGCGAACGATCTTTCGGGTTCAACTCCAGAAGGAAATAAAATGCACCGGGATTGACCTCGGAAATTCCCGGTTGGATTTTGATCGCCTCGCTCCACAGCCGAAGGTTCGTGATTATGTGCTCTTTGTTTTCCAGTGCCTTCAGTTCAGCGCAGCGTTCGCCTGGATCGGCAGATACGCCCGGAACGCCTGCACGCCCTTCCAAATCCGCGATCCCTCCGCTGACTAAGCAAAAAAATCTCAGCCAATTCGGACTGCCCGTTTTTACTTTCGATTTGAACGCTTCTCCGCGCATCGCCTGCGCGGTTTCAATCGCCGTTGCCCAAGCGTGCTGCATTGCAGAGCGGATTTGGATCTCAATTTTCTGTCCTGCGAATTCCGCTCCGCGCCCCTGATATTTCATAATCAGGTGAATGCCGCGATATCCGTCCTGCTTCGGAGAGGCAATGTAATCAGTCGCGGAATGCAGCACCGCAGCCGCGCCGACTCCATCCATTTCGTAGGACTTCGCCAATTCGTAAATCTGTCCGATGCTATCCATGACGGCGCGGCAACCCCCTATGTCTTGCATTTGAGACAATCGCATTGGTTGCTGTTGCTCAAGTTTCAGCTTGACAGAAGGGAGCCGCTTGATCCGCCGGGCGATCAAAACATCGGAGTAGATTTTCTTCGCGCGGCGCTGAAGCCTCTTTGTGACGACGTGAAGCGGATAGCCGTGACATGACCTCCAGTTGTCGATAACTTCCAGCGCCGCGTCTCTCTGCGGATCATCGGCGCGCAACGACACCAGCGCCGCCCCGGCAGCATCGATCTTGCTCTTGCTGTACTGGCGGACGGTCCATGACATGGGACCGACACGGTAGGTCGGCTGGGTTGATTTGGCAAGTATATTATTACCCATCACTGTTCGGGCCGAACATCAGCCATGTCGGATTGCAGTCGCGGAGCTTCGTCATTCGCGTACCGCCGGCCAGGCGTCCAGAACAAATCCAGAAGCGGCTCGATGACCAAAACGCACAATATGATGAATGCGAATAACACTCCGGCGAAAATCTCAACGGCAAGAGTCATCGGAACTCATTTCACCACCCATACCGCCAGACGTACATCGCCGCGGCGAAAATGGCACCGCTGGACAGGAGCACGATCGCGATCTCCAGGGCGAATACGCGGGTCACTTGTTGACCTGATACATTCCTGGCGTGAGGACGGTCGGCGTTCCCGGCGCGGCGACGGCGCTCTGCGGATAGCTGTTCAGCGCCGACCATTTCTGGCCCGGCGGATCGGTGGGCAACTGCTGGAGGGCAAAGAGCCCGTTGGCGATCCAGGGCCGCATGAACGAGCAGTGCATCTGTAACGCCATGCCGTTGGTTTCGCAGGTCTTGAGCCAAGCCGTATAGAGTTGCCCCATGAGCGGATCGGTCTGGAGCTGTGTCGGCAGATCGCCAGCGCCGCCCGGCGGATTGCTCCAGGTGTTGTAGGACTGTCCGCCTTCATAGCCGACAAGCGCGAGGTTGTATTGATTGGCCAGCGACTTGTGCGCGGCAATGAACGGGCCGCAATTCGTCGCCAGGTCTGTCAGCGCCGCCTGATAGATGGACTGGAGGGTCGGCGGCGGCGCGGGCGGGGCGGGATTCTGCTGCGGTTGATTCAAGGGGAAATAGGGGGCGACGGCCAAATAATCGAAGCTGCTGCTCACGTCGCCGAACTTGGCCGCGATCCACTGGAGCCCATCCAAGGCCACCTGCGGGTTCATGTGCTGGCCGGCAAGAACCACCTTGACGTTGTGGGCGCCGAGAATGCCGCGAAAGAGGTTGCCCAGATGTCGGGCCTTCTCCGCGTAGAGTCGATTGGCGCGGGTGTTGGAGTTGGTGCCGGGCTGGCCGCCGGGATAGGGAACCACCGCGCCCGAGGAAATGTCGCCGTCAACGCTCATGTTCGGCGGAGAATTGGCGGCGTTGTAGTTCTGCTGCCACTGCCCAAAACTGTTATTCCACACCTCGTTGGACAACTCGATAATCGGGACGATCGACGCCGGCAACGTCGCCTTCACCATCGCCGCGAGCTGACAGACATAGTTGTCATCCGCCATGTAGGGGACGGTGATCCAGGGTGCCACCCCGGTCTGCGCCGAGAGCGCGAGGAACAGCTCCCAGGCGATGCCGCGGGCCTGGCTTTGATCCTTCGGCTGCGTCGTCTGGTCCCAGGCCGACAACTGCCGGCGATTGGCCCACAGGAGCGGCGCCATCACGTTCGCGGGCGGCGTTTGCGTCGGGTCGGACAGTGAGCCCTTGGCGATGTTCACGCCAGCCCAGTCGATCGAGCGGTAGACGCCGAAGGGCTTGAGCCACTGAACAAAGGCGCTGGAGAAAACCGGGGAGGTGCCCGACATGCCGGGCTGGTAAATGTGGAAGTTGCGGAAGGGGTCGGCGGGGTTAAGCCCGGACACCGTGAGGTTGACCTGCTGACTGGCAGTGAGCACGAGCTGCGCCGTCGTGGTCGCGCCGTTTTTCACGATGTCCGCCAGCGGCCTGCCCCAATTGGTGAGCATGGCCGTGCCGTCGAACTGGACGGTATAGGTGCCGGCGGGGCAGCCGATCATGAGGCACTGGCACTGCATCCCGTTCTGTGTGGGATAGCCGTTGGCATCGTAGCCGCTGCCGGTGTACCAGCCGGTGAAGTTGCGCGTCACGTCGTTGAACGTGGCGGCAATGGTGCCGTTCTGATTGATGTCCAGGTCGATGCCGATTTTCATGGGAGCAATTCCTTCGTTGCCGGACTCGCGTTCACCATCGCCCGACCGAACCAGGCAAAGACGCTCAGATAGGTGAGGATGATGACCGCCCAGACGCCCAGCCAGAGGACGGTGTCCAGAGAAGAGCGCAGCAGCGCGTGGTAGGATGGTCGGAACATTATGGCCTTCGATGATCCGGCCTGCGGTGAGTTAGTCGAACCGTGTTGGGCATCATCTTCTGTTTGGCGCTGGGGCTGTTGACGATGCTGCTCAGGGAGCGGGGAAGCTAAAGAATCTCGTCTTCACCATCCGGACGTTTTCGCAGCGGGTCGTTCCGCTTGTGCAATTCGATCATGTCCGACTTCACGATATCGATCATCCCCAGGCAGTCGATGATGTCGCCGCTTTGATGGGAGCGCCAGTCGTAGCTGTTCTCTCCGTTCGGCCGGGCGACGAGGAAGAATGCCTTGTGACGGCGCTTGATCTCCGCGATCAGGTCGTCGGTGGCGATGAATTCGAGCGGGCTTTCCTGCTCAGTGGGCATGCGAGCGCATTTCCTTACGCCAGTCGCTGCGGCGGCTCAATGCGATCCCCCACAGCGCACCGACGATGAGCCCGGAAATCAAACCCTGCGGCCAGAATTTCACATGGAAGTAAGCGACGGCCGCGACCTGCAAAACATAGAGCGTCACCCACGGCCAGAGTCGGGGCTTGGGGTGAAGGGTGTAAGAGGACTTGAGGGCTGGAAGCTCGCGATCGCACGGCGGCTGGCGGTAGGGATTTGCCGTCGCCGCTTGAACAAAATCACGTTGGGTTGGCGCGAGCGCGGCATCGCCGCCCGTCGTCATCTGCGGCTGCGAGATTGGAACGAGCTGCGGATTCATCGCCGCTCAGCTTACCATCCCCCATGCCCGTGCCAGTAATAAAACCCGCCGCCGCCGAACAGGATCAGCAGCACCAGCACCAGCAGCAAAAGCCCGATCGGATTGCCGATCCCGTTGTTGTGCCAGTAGACACCGCCGCCTCCGAAAAGGACGAGCAGGATGACGATCAAAACAATAAGTCCCATAGGAAAGCTCCGGTGAAGGGGGTTTTAAGGCGTGATCGGTTGTCCAAAGACGTGCCAGCCCAGCATGAGGAGGAGAATCCACAAGAGGAAGCTGCCGCCCCAGGCTTGCCATCGCGCCCGGTCGATGCCCCAGCCCCAGATGCCTAATACAAGCCAGAGGAGCATCAAGACCCAGAATAAGAGTCGGAAGTTCATGGGGATTGTCCTCAGTGGGGAGAGAGTGTCACAGCCGCGAGCGCGTCAGATTGGTCAAGGGCGAGCGGGTGAGCCGCTGTTTCAGCCCCTCCAGTTGCTTGCCCATGGCGACGATTTGCTGGGTCAGAAACTCCACCTGCGACAGGGCCTGGTCACGCTCTTTGGTCAATTCGGCGATCCGCTCATTCGGACTTGGCGGGTTCGACAGCCTCACCGCAGGCGCAGGATCGGCGGACTGGAGCGCATGCGATTTGCCGACCAT